CATACCATTCTCTCGGACAGGCGTGCCGCCGGCCTCGATCTGGCGGATGATGTTTTGGCGCATCATTGATCCGATGCCGCCGCCAATGATCGCCGCAAGCGATGGGATCATTGGCTGCGCTTGTGCGCGCTCTTCACGCTCTTGCACGTTTTGGATGGCCTGTTGCCGGCTTGGGCTGCGACTGGCGGCCGACCTGCTGCGACCGCCACCAAAAGTAGCGCCGCCGGAGTATCTGCTTTCACCGCGTGGATCAGCCATAACCTAGCCCAACGTCTCTTGGATGCCCATCTCGGCATCAGGTCTGTCCGGCGACAGCAACGAGCGGCGACCACCAATCATGCGCGCCCTACGGCGTGCCGCGATCTGCGCCATCTTCTGGCGCTCCTGCTCGGTCAGGCGTTGCTCTTGCCGTTCCTGAGCCGCGACCACCTCCGGATCCGGCGGTGGTGGGGATGGAACTCTGGGGCTAATCAAACCACCCATCAAAAATACCTCGCAAACATCATGTAGTCAGCGCCGTCTGCACCATAGTTTCGCAGGACGCCCTCGCGGGTGAATTTTAACGCATCTGCCCACCGCATAGCAAGGTCATGTCGTGTATTTACAGTGACTTGCAACCGTTGCAGTTTCTCTTTGGACGCAATGTGGTTGATATATCGTTGTGCGCCCCTAGTGAGCGCAACCGGATGCGATGCAATCTGGTCGCCTGTCAGCATCCACATCTCGGCAACCTGATGCCACATCTTCACATAGCCGAAGCAGCACAGGATCTTGCCGCCGGCCATAGCCGTCTGTGCGTTGCCTGTCGCTTGATACTGGCGCAGCATGTCGCGGAAATTAGGCACGCTGTCAAAATAGTCCGCGTCGAAGGGGCGCAGATCCATCGCGTAGGCATGCCCCCAGTGGAACGGCACAAAACTGACGCCGGGATCGTTGGTGATCATCAGAACACGCTGAAGTCAGTGTTTGCCTTGAGCTGCTTGAACTGCTGGCTGAATTGACTGTTGCGCGTGATCGACCGCACCTCGCCGGCACCAAGCATCAAATAGCCAAACGCATCGCCAACGTGGCTGTGCTCATTCTTATTCGGCGCGTCGCGGAACCGCTCGTAGCCGGCACCGACGGCAATCCGCTTGAAGTGATAGCCGCCGGCCAGCGACTTGCGGGTGCGGGTGCATTTGCTGCTCACCACAAGGCCGGGCTTGCCGGCGACCATCCGGTTCATCGGCATAGCGCCAGCCTCGCGGCGCACCATAAAATCATTAGAGCTGGTCGGCCTAGCGTGCAAGCCCAGCGTCCTCATATGCTCAAACGCCGTCACCTCGAAGATTTCGTCGCGCTTCACGCCGGCCGGGTCGCCCCAGATCAGCACGTCCGACTTCGGGAAGTGCTGCTGGATGTCCGACACCAAGTGATGACAGAACCGCTCCAAGCCCATATCAAACGCCACCAGCTCGTGGACCACATGCCAGCGACCGTTCGCCATCTTCTGCCCAAACACAGCCGCAGGCGTCAAGCCAAAGTCCAAGCCAATATGGACAGGCCAGCCCGGCTCAATCTCGACATCGCCAGACATCACGCTGTCAGAAAACTCCGGCCACACCGGCTTGCCGTCCTGCACGTAGACATACTGCGCGCCGGCATAGCACTGGATCCAATCCAGTGATTTGCCGGCAAGCTGCTGCTCGTAATATCCGGGCGGCAGATTATTCACATTCTCAGCGCGCGGGTTGTTGATCCAGTGCTTGCCAGCCGCGAAGATATTATCCTCATGCTCGGCAGTACCCTCAACAACACCGCCGGGCTGCTTGTAAAATTTCCAAGGATACTTGCCGCGAATGGGGTTCTTCTCAGCCAGACCCGGCCACCAGTGGTCACTGTCCATCGGGTTGGTGGACATCCACACGCCGCGCCAAGTGCAGCCGGCATTGGCCTTTGTCGGGTAACGACCGACACGCGATGTCAAACCGTCAACCACAGCCTTCGGCAGCTCCCGCGCCTCATCGATGAAGCCGCCAGTCAATTCCAGCGACAGCAGCTTCCTCACATCCCTCGGCTGATCCAACGCCAGAAAAATCACCTCACAGTCAACGCCAGCCGCACCGTCACGCGGCGGCAGCTTGATGTGGTGCGTAATAGGCGGCGACCAGCGCATCGGCCCCCAGACATTCTCAGGGAAGATCTCCTGCCACGTCTTGATCGTCGTAGTGCGCAATTCCGGGTAGCTGTTTCGTATTACTGCAAATCTGGTATAGCGGATATTATCAATAGGCGACGGCTCCTGCTTCACTGCCCTCAACATAACCTCGGCTAATGAAGCAAACGTCTTGCCAGAGCCGACCGGCCCCATCAAGCCACGCACAAAACTGTCGTCGTTCAAGAATTGCCATACCGTCGGACTGCCCGAAAAATCCAAATTCAAACCAGCCAACGCCTCGGTCGTCGGCTCCTTGCGTCTGCGTGGCGACCTGTCAGTCGCGCGTGATGACCTAGCCATTAATCCTCCGGCGAAAATGTTACAACCGTGAAGCCCTGATAACTCTCAGGCGCAACAATCAACAGCGCCATCTCGCACTCAGTGCAAAGCACGCAGGCCGTGCTGTCAAACACAACGCCGCGCGTCTCTTCCTCGCAATGCCCACATATCACCGGCTCCGGGAAGAACCGGCAGGACATGTAATCGCGCATGCTGATAACATCACCCATCGTCTACATCCACAATCGTCGCCTTCGGGCCGGTGATGTTAATGCCAATCATGCTCGGCTTCTGATTGTCAGCATTCGGCTCCAACAGGCCGCGATGCTTCGCCAACAACCGCAGCGCCGCCAACTTGTCGTGCATCTCAACCTCAATCACATTGCCAAACTGATTGGGCGTGACCTTCACCTTCTTGATGCTGCGACGCGCGCGCTCAGGCAAATCAGCGGACGGCGTCAGCGTGACCTGCCCCATAGCGTCCCACTGGATCACATCAGTCGCCTCACCAGCGCCGATGGCCTCCAGCTCCTGCACGACAGCCTCGCGCCGCTCCTCGTCCTGAGACGCAAGCGCGGCGCGCTGCTGTCTAATCGTCGGCGGTTTTTTCGCGCTCATGCAAACACTCCGATCCTACTGCCGCGTATCCAGCCAGATCCTTCCAGCTATCCTGATGATCGCGGTTATGCGCCAGCCGCGCAATCTTCATTGCCGCCAAACACAGTGCCACCTGCTCAGGCTCAAATTCAATGCCCATTATTGCGGTCCACATAACCGCGATCCGCTCGTGATTTTCCCAAGGCGAACCATATTCCTCGCCGCGCTCCTCGACTGCCTCCTTGGCGGCGTCGAGCAAATCAAATCTATCCATTGCCTCTGTCCTTCTCCCGATACTCGATGATCTTAAGATTGCACACCGGGCAGTGGCGCTCAATGCGCAGCCCGTTGTCGCTGTGCTTATTCAGCGCCGCCTCACACTTGGGGCAAAGGTCCAGACGCAGAAAGTCGGCGTAGCGGCCATCGCCTTGCGTGATCATAGCATCCCCCGGATGTGGGGAAAATTTTTTGTGGGACACCCCCCTACAGCGCGGAGGCCGGGAGGGGCAAGGGGTCGCCTTTTGCGCTGGCGCAGATCCGCGCCCTCGCAGCGTGCCGTACAAAAGCAAACCGACGTTTGCGTCGCGCTACGCATCGGCGATGGCCCTTGCAACGTCAGCGAGAGCCGGCACCCCTGCCCTGCGCTCCAGCGCCTTGTCGCATACCACCAGCGTTGCTGCCGTTACGTCTGCCGGCTTGTGGCCCTCGACAGCGAGGCGGCGCGCCTGCGTGATCTCGTTGTCGAATAGGCGCACCTGCCCGGTCGCCTGCTGCACCGCGCGGATGTAGGCGTGGCAGATGGCCTCGGCTGTCAACTGGATCTCGGTTAACTCCGGGTCGGGCTGGCCGATCTGGCGGCGGTTGTGTGGGTTTGATTGACCATCCCCCAGACCCCCTGCTTCTTCTGCGCTATCGTCATCTTGATCTCGCAGCAGTTGCAGCGGCTTTGCGATGTGTACCTCTTCAAACGTAGGCAGCGGCTCATCGCCATCCCATAGCACTTGATACCTGTTGCTCTTCCAACCGCTTACCGTCTCTTGATAGTCCTTCGGCTGTAGCTGTCG